GAGTGCACCCACATGGCCTTAGTGATGCCGATCTCGGTGTAGCGCGCGTTCTGCACCGCCGCAGTGGCCTTGCTGTTCTGGTCCCTGGCGATGTTGGCCGCGCGGCGCTTGGTGACGCCGGTCTCCTTCTGAATTTCCTTGGTCAGGGACTGCAGATCGCGGCCCTGCTGCACTGCGCGCATCACGGCGCCTTGGATCTGCGTGTGGTAGCGCTGTGGAATGGACTTGATCAGCGTCACGTTCTCCGCGATTGTCGCCTGGATGACGTCATTGAGCTCGGGGCTCAACTTCTTCATCTGCACGGTAAAGCCACCGTCCTTGAGGATCTTCTTGAGCCCGAGACTGCTGCGCTGCGAAGCCTTCAGCGAGAAGTGCTTGGCGAGCTCCTTGCTGGCCCGGGTGAACTTGCTGTTCCAGTAGCGCGCCAGCTTCTTCAGCGTGGCGTCGAGTTCCTTGGCCGGCGACGCATCCTGCGCCATCTCGGGTGAGTTGGCGCGGAAGCAGGCGCCCACCCACCGCACGTAGCTGCGCTGCATGGCGTCGATCAAGGCCTCCAGACGGCGGCGATAGTCTGCCGCGATCCCGGCATTGGGACGCACGCATTTCAGCTTCGTGGGGCGGGTGAGCGCCATCGCCTTCAGATCGTGTGGCGCAGCTTCAGCTGCAGGGTGTTGACCGTGGTGCGCAGGGCATCCAGCTGCTCCAGCACTCCGGTGAGGTCGGCGCTGACCGGCGCGGCGCCAGGCTCGGCCGGCTGACGTGCCGTCTCTTCCAGCACCGCCACACGGTCACGCAGCTGCTTGGCCGCGATGTCCAACGGCATGGGGTCTTCGCCCTCGGCCGGCACGGTGGGCACGCCCAGCAGCGCGTTGAGCGCGGCGGTAACGCCCAGAATGGCTGCGGCCTGCGAGCGCAGCGCCTGGTCGTACTCGTCGAGCACGTCCCGATGCTTCTTCAGCACCTCGCCGATATCGGCTTCCAGGTGCGCCTGGCGCACCTGCAGCGGATCCGGCTGGTCGTCCTTGGGCTGCTGGGTGACGGCCGTCTGCTCGACGTTCTTGTCCAGCATGGGCTCGGTCTGCTCGTCCAGCTTGCGCGTGTTCAGCGCGTCGGTCGCGGCACCGCCGCCGCCCTCGTTCGCACCATTGTCCTCCGGATGCATGATCACCTCCTCTCCAGGTTGTCGTCAGGCAGCTTCGCGATCCAGCTGGCGCGCGTGGCCCGGCGGGAGAGGTGCGTCTTCCTCTCCATCGCCGGGTTCTTGCGGCGCACCGCCCCCAAAGGGGAAGCCGCCTGGCTCCCCTTCGAGTTCGTCTTCCTGAGGGCCTGGCGCTGGACCCTCCAGCCCTGCGTAGGGGCTTTCGTCCTCGGATGCCAGACGCTCACGGGCTTCATCGGCGTCGATCACGCCAGCCTCGATGTAGACGGCGTCGGTGTCCGCTTGCGTCTTGCGCATGTCGGCGCGGGTCTTCTCGTCGAGCTCGAACAGCGGCTGCCAGGAAAACCCGATCTCGTGGTCGATCTCGCCCCACTCGTGCAGCTGCAGCACGCGCAACACCTTCAGCAACGGCGGGGTGAGCACGTCTTCCTGCTGGCTCTTGATCCAGCCGTAGTAGGTGCGGATCTCACCGTCGCTCGACGCGTTGAGTCCGCTCGGCGTAATGCCCAACAACACCACCAGCGGAATGCCCACCACCGCGGCCATGTGCTCCTGGGCTTGGGCCTGCAGGTGGTCCAACGTGCCCAGCGGCACCGCGATGTTCTTCAGATCCTCCATGTCCTTGTCCAGGAGCATGAGGCCGCGATTGTTGCGCCCGTTGTTGAACATCTGGGCGCGTGCCACCAGGCCACCCACTTCACCGCCGGCCAGAATGGCGGACATGTCGGTGCTGAGCACCATGGTGCTGAACGCCTGGATCAGGTCGTTCACGCTCTGGCGCGTGGTCAGCCAGTTGTCCACGTAGGGCTTGGCCATCTGCGTGAGAGCCAGACCTCCGAACGAGTACACCGGCTTGAGCAGATCCGGCAGCGGACGGCTGACGAAGTGCAGCAGACGGCTGGTGTGCACCGTCTTGCCCATGACGTACCAGGTCTGCGGGTCGTAGAAGTGCGCCTGCAGCGGATTGCTGGCGTTGTACGGGCCCGGGTAGCTCCAGGTTGGCTCGATCAGCCGGAACCCCTGCAGCGAACCTTTGCGGATCTTCACCTTGTCGGTGGAGAGCGGCTTGCTGAGCTCTTCGGGCTTGGCGTTGTTGCCCACGTCCACGTAGATCTGCGCGCGGCCGAAGAAGCCCTCGGCCTGCAGCGCGCTGCGGAACAGCTTGCGGATGTCGAAGTCTTCCATCAGCTGGCTCAGGCGCTCCAGCTTGTCGGTCTTCTTGTCGTCGCGGCTGGTGCTGTGCAGCTTGATCCACTTCTGGGTCATGTTCTTGGCCAGGATCTCGACCGGCCGGCGGTACTCCGCGCGCTGGCTCAGCTGCGCCAGGTAGCTGTAGCCCAGGAAGCCCAGGCCCTCGTTCCAGAAGCTGTTGCCTGCCCAGTTGCTGATGCCCACCACTGCGGCATCGCTGATCTGCAGGTCCTCGTCCATGGCCAGCTGGACCTTCTGGTCCTTGGCGTGGGCCTGCTGCAGCGCCTTGTTCGGCAGCACGCCAGGCGGCGGCTCGGGAATGGCCCATTGGTCAGGCTTGGGCCCACCATGCAGACCCAGCAGCGGACGCTCGGAGCCCAGCTGTGCCGCCTTGAACGCGGAGACGCTCAAGCCCTTCTTGGCGCGAGTCGCCTTCTTGGTGGCTCTCATCTGTTTTCCACTCCAGCGCGGCGTAACGCCCAGCGCCAGGCGCTCAGATTGTTGGTTTCTCCGCCGCGCAGGTTGGGCGCCGGCAGCGGCTTGAGCAGATTCTCGGGAACCGGCACGTCCAGCACGCTGCGGAAGCGCGGAACGGCCTTGCCCTTGCTGTCAACCATGGTGCCCTCGTCGCTCACTGGTGCCACACCAGCACGGGTCGGCGCAGGCAGCGCAGCATGGCCTTGCCCGTGCTTGGCGGCATGGCGGCGATGGCATGCTCGCAGCTGGCTTGGCTCGGATAGAGCATGTGGCCTACTGGAGCGCAAGGCTGTCCCACCAGACAGATGAACATGGCGAACACCAGCTGCGTCACATGCGCTCCGCAGCGCCGGGAGCGATCACCAGCTTGGTGCGCTGCATGGCAAACCTGATCATCACAGCGTCGGCCAGGTCCGGCGACTTGACGTCGTCGGGGTCCTTGTCCACCACCAGCTTGCCGGCCTCGCCTGCTGTGAACTTGGGCTGCGACAGCTGGACGATCAGCTTCTCGCGCACCGTAACGGGGATCTTGGGGCTAATGCTGATGATCTGATCTTTGTCCTTGGGCGGCTTGCCCTCGACGACCCAACGGTGCGTATTCATGAACAGCACGCGCAAGTGCCACCACGCCTGGGCCTTGCGGTTGCGGAAGTAGTCCTCGTTCTTCCGGCCCTTGACGTCCTCGCGCTGCGGCTGCCACACGGCGTCGCTGCCGCGGAACATCTCGGCTTCGATCGGGCGCTTGCCCTGGCGATGGTCGCGATTAATCGCGTAGACGTCGCCCTTGACCAAAGCGCCCAGCCCGTCGCCGTCATAACGCAGCTTGCGCACGGCGTGCTGATCGCAGATCGCGACGGCTCGCTCCACGGTGAGGAAGGTGTTGCTGTCCTTGCCCGTCCATTCGGTGGCGAACTCCACTTCCTGGCCCTTGGCGACGACGCAGGCGTTCAGGTCCTTACCGCCATCGGCGATGTCCAGCGCGGCCCAGCGGTCGCCCGTGGCTTTCAGCCCCAGCTTCTCCAACGCGCCCACGGCCGCGCGGGCCCAGGCGTTGGGGATGATGACGCCCTCGGCGGACGCCTGGTAGTCGATGTCGATCTCCTGGGCCACCGTGATGGGGTCCAGGCTTTCGCACTGCTTCTGGTACCAGGCGTCGTCCTTACGCTTGTCGTCACGCCAGTGGAACGTGAACCGCTTCACCCGGCCGCTGTGCGCCTTGATGCTGAAGTGGTTGGACATGCCGTCCGGCGGGGCGGTGCCAATGTCAATCTGGCAGTTGGTGGTCTGGCTGAGCGAGTTGTCCACCAGCTGCGGACGCTCGATGTAGGGCGCTTCGTCCACCAGGTACAGCGACGTGCGATCGCCGCGGCCGATGTTGTCGCCGGCCTCGCCGCTGATCATGGCGTCGGTGTCCGGAATGACGATGCGGCGGTGGAAGGTGTGCTT